TCCATCACGAAGGCATGGCCCTGCGCCTGGGTGACAATCACGGCCTCCATCGACTCGGCCGCGCGGTCTGTGGCTGGCATCTGACTCTCTCCTTCCGGGCCTTCGCCCGGCACTGGGATGTGCAACGGTTCTGGCATCTACTGGCCTCTGCGTTGCGGGATCAGGTAAAAATCCAGGCCCTGGCCCAGATGTACGGTCCTCATTTCAATCTCAATCCACTCGGCCGCTGCGCCCGACTTCAGGTTGGGCAGCGGCACGCCTTTCGGCCACAGCGTGCGCACCGTGATCGGCGGCAAACGCCTCGCCACCTCTGCGGCTAGTTCCTCCACATCGCCAGCCGCCCCTTGCGGGCCGGCAGGCCCGCGCTCGCCCGGCACGCCCGGCGGGCCAGCTGGTCCGGGGATCGCGGGCCGGGCCTTCAGTTCGGCCAGGTCCGCTTGGATCGCCGCCAGGGCCTGCTGCCAGTCGGCCGCGAGGGGCTGCACGGTCGAAGGCGGGGCGCAGGCCCTGGGCGGCTGTGCGGCGACCGGCGCATCGTCGGGCGGTGGCAATGCGACCGGAGGCGCTGCAGCAATGGGCGGTGGGGCCCGCGGCCGAGGCCGGCACAATCCTCCCGGACACCACCGGCCCAACAGGCGCCGGGCCTGCCCGCTGTAGGTGCCCATCGTGGTCTGCCCGGTCGTGCCGGGGCCGCTCGACCCCCAAAGCACGCCGACCAGCTCGCCCGCTTGGTTGGTGATCGGGCCGCCCGAATCTCCCTTCCTCGCCCGGCCGGTCATTTCCAGCGTCCGCGCCTGCCCGTCGGCCCTCTGGACGTAACCGCGCACCAGGCCAGAGAACGGCCGATAGGTGCCCTGCCCAAACCCGTGCGCCGTTACCTGGTCGCCCTGATAGGCTGGCTGCTGGGCAATCGCCATCGGCTCGACCCCGAGATCGGCGACCTCGACGGCCGCCAGGTCCCACTCGCGGTCCTGCCCGAGCACACGCCCGGCGAATCGCCGGCCATCCGCCGCAAGCACGGCGACCTGCCCGCCTCCGCGGACCACGTGGTCGCACGTGAGCACCACGGCCCGCGTGCCGTCCGCGCTCACCACGGTCCCGGTGCCGTAGCTGGTGACCGGGCCGAGGTGCTGGGCGACGCGGACGACGGAAGGCGGAAAGGGGAAGGCGCAAGGCGGAAGGCAGAAAGCCAAAAGCAGGGCGAATGTGGCTTTCAAAATGTCCATGTTTGGTCCTCAGACCCTAGGTCTCGGCGCGTTTTGAGGGTGTTTTTTGAGGCCGTTTTTCCCTGCCTGCGGGGGGAGTGTCCCTCGTCCCATCCTAACTCCTACTTTGCCGCACCAATGCGCGATCCGGCACCGGGCAATGCGCCAATACTCCGCGTCAAGCTCGATGCCCACCACCTCCTCCCAGCCGGCCTGGTAGGCGCCGATCATTTCGGAGCCGCTGCCGGCGAAGGGCACGAGCAGGCGGGAAGCGACGTGCTCGGGCGGGAGGATCAGGGTCGCCAGGTAGCGGAGCAGGGCGTTGTCTGAGGTTCGCACCCCCGCCGCCTTGTCAATCGCCTTGCTCACGTCGAGCGACTTGGGGAAGCCGCTGCCGTACACCCACATCAGCGTGTCGCGTATCTCCCACCCCGCGTCCTCGATCGCACACGCCAGGCGGTGGAAGGTGCGCGTCCCGCCGAATGCCAAGAGCCACGCCCCAGGCAGGCACCACGAGGCGATCCGCGCCCACGTCTCCGGCTGGAACGCCACGCCGCTCTTGTCCCACCCCTTCCCCATGAAACCCAGTTCATAGGGCGGGTCGCACAGCACGCCGTGGAAGAGCCCCGCCGGCTCGACCCGCAGCACATCGCCGCGCACCACCACCGGCCGCGCCCGGGCGCGTCTCGGCTTTCGGCGTTTGCGTGTTCTCGCGGCCTTCATCCTTCCCGCTTCTCCCTCGTCGCCATTCCCCGCGCCACCATTGCCTCGCTGAGCGTCGTCCGTGCGTCGATGAACACATGGCCAAGCAGCCGCCCCAGCGTCGTGCCCGATAGGATGTCCTCCGCGTCCAGCGGCCCGGGAATGAACACGGACGGGAACTCGACCTTGGCCAGCAGCCGCTCGGCCTCGGCCTTGGCCTCCCGCCCCTCGGGCGTGTTGCGCTCCGGTGCCCAGCAGCCCAAGAGCCGGATGCGCCAGCGGTGCGGCGAAAGCTGCCCGCTGGCCAGCCGCCGCGCGACGACGACCGTGTCGCCGTCAATCACTCGCAGCACTTCGCACGGGAAACACAGGCCGTAGGGCGGGCGACGCATCACTTCTTCTCCTTCTCGAACAGCAGCCGCATTTCCGCCGCCTTGCGCCGCTCTTCGCGCTTAGCAAAGCACTCGCCCGGTTTCACGTTCGGCGCCGTGAGAAACGTTAGGTGCTCGTCGGCGCACCACTGCCGCACGCGCGGAATCGGCACGAAGAATCCCATGTGCGTTACCGCCTGGCCCCAGGTCACGGCCACGCGGCTAGGCACGCCGATGAACCAGTAGTCGCCGCCATGCTTCAGGTAGACCGCCCCGCCGCTGTTGCCGTAGATGATGTTCGCGCTGCCCATCCAGTACACCTTGCGGTCGATCACTTCGTCCAGGTAGTTGATATGCCCGGTCGTGCCGATAGGCGGATGGGCCGGTGAACAGCCGACGGCCCAGATCGGCTGGAAGATGCGGACCATCACGTTCTCGGGTAGCAGCCTAGCCACGTGATCCAGCTTGCGGTTCGTCTTGAGCTTGACCAGGGCCAGATCGTGGTTCTTGTCGTGCGCTGCGATCTCCGCCTGATAGCTGTCCGTCACGTCCTGTCGCGAGCCCTCGGCGTAGCGGAACAACTCGACCCGCACCTCGTCATTGAACTCCCGCTTCACCATCGCCTGGAGCAGACTCGACCATTCTTCTTTGATTTGGATCGCGGCTTCTACAACGTGATGGTTCGTCAGCACGTAGGTTTGGCAGCCGTCGCCCCGATCCTCGCTGTACAGGACCGTGCCCGAACCGGCCGCACTGCCGCTGGAAACGCGGACCACGGGGTAGAGCATTTGCCGGTGCTGAAGCTCGATCTCCGCCTCTTCAGCGGCCCGGACAGAACACCACGGCGCAATCGCCAAAATCAACATCAACCAGATTCGCATGGAACTTCTCCTTGTCCTGGGTCCTTTGTCATTTCTCCGCCTTCCGCCTACGGCACCAGTGCCCCCTGCAATCGCAACAGCGGCGATCGGGCCAGGTCCTGCGGTTCGGTCAGCCGGTCCGGGGTGAGGCCTACCGGGTCGAGGCCGCCGCATCGCAAGGCGTAGCTCACGGCCTGTGAGCAGAACGGGGCGTGGCCGTTTTCCAGTTCGTCGTCCGTAAGCGGCCGGACGCAGAGGCGCACGATGGGCAACCTGCGCCAAGTCAGTCGAGCCAGGCTCCACCACCCGTACCGCCTCCCGACCACGCGCATCATCGCGTGCATCGTTGCCGAGCGGTCCCACGCTTGGCCTAACGGATCGACGCGGAACCAGTCGATCCGGCCCGGGTAGTCGGCCACCTGCCGGGCCAGGGGCGCCGAGCGCCCGCCGTGGAACTGCACGGTTTCCAGCGCCAGCAGTTCGCCGCCCAGCCAGCAGGCCATTGCAGCGTGGCAGTATTCGCCCCGCCCCACCGCGGCGATCAGCCGGTCAACCAGCCCGCCGCTGTGCCGCCACAAGAGCACATCGCCGCTCTCAATCGACAGCCACGGCGCATGGACCCGGCGGGCCGTCAGCAGCGCGAGGCTGAGGGTTGGGGGTTGGGGGTTGGGAATTGGCGGTTGGGGGTTCATCGTTCATCCTTCATCCTTCATCCCTCATCCTTCATCCTTCGCTTCACGGCGTGCCGATCAGCGCGGCCAGGGCCACCGGATCGTCTGCGGTGGCCGGCACCGTGAACACTGCCTGCGGCCCGGTGCCGCGGCGCAGGTAGTAGCTCGCGCCCTTGACCAGGCCGGTGAATTGCACAAGGCCGTTGGCGTCCGAGGTCTCGGTGTAGGCCGCGCTATCCAGCGCGATCCCGCTCAGTCCGGTCACCCGGGCCGCGGTCACGCTGACCGTCACGTCTTCCTCCGGGTCGCCCTCCTCGTCGTAGCAGTACAGGTAGCCGGTCACCTGGTCGGCACCCGATGTCGGGAAGACCGTTTGGGTCATGGCATAGGTCGGCGTCTCGTTGCCGTCTACCACGAGGGTTGCGCCGCTGAACGTGTACCCGGCCAGCGAGATCGCCACCGTCCAGGAGCCGTCGTCCAGGTTGAACGTGCATTGACCACTGGCGTTGGTCGAGAGGATGTAGCTCTCCGCGCCCTTGGTCATGCGCACGCGGGCCGATTCCAGCGGGTCGGTCCCATCGGTCACGGTCGCACTCACGGTCCGCGCGCCGGAGCCGCCGCTGGACCCGGCCGCGGTATCCAGGATCGTGTCCAGTCGCCCGCCGTCCGCCCAATCCGTCTGAAGCTCGTTGGTGTCGGCGAGGATGTCATCCAGGTGCTTGTCCACGCTGCCCGCTTGTGGATCGCCTCCCGAGGGTCCGAGCTTCATGGCGTCGCGCACTTCCTGGGCCGAGAGCCCGCCCGAGGGCGCGGCGGCCAGTGCAGCGGCCGTGAAGTCGTACACCGCACCATCCTGGACCAAGGTGGTATCCAGCTTGTCCGTCACAGCCTTAATCGCAGCCACTTCGGTGTCGACAAAGTTGTCTACAACGTCGAGGGCTGAGGCCGTCGCGAGCGCTGTCAGCGTGGTGCCCGTTCCGAGGGCAGTCACCACGTCGGCTGCTGAGTGCGTGCTGAATCCAGTGGCCGTGCTCCAGGCCGCGTCGCCCCGATCCCGCAGCGCCTCCAGGCTGTCGGTGGTGTTGTTGAACGTGTCCCAGTCGGCTGTCGCCGCCTTGCTGGCCAGCCTGGCGACGACGGAATTGTCTGCCACGTCGGCCCCGGCAACTGAGGTAGACAACAGGTGGTCGAGTCCGATCGCTGCAAGCCTGGTATCCACGTCCCCAGTCGTCAACGTGCTTGTCCCGCGGCTACTCACTGTCGCGTCGAGGTTGGCAATCCGCGCGTCGCCCAGAACGCACGAAGCCGACTGGATCGTATAGGCCCCGCCCGTAACCTGCGTCTGGGTCAAGGTGCTCCAGGCGCTCGTGCCGAGATAGACCGTGTTGCCCAAGCCCACGTCCGTGACGGCGCGGGTCTTGATCGTCTCCACGTCCACCTTCTGCGTCGTCGGCACGACGGCTTGGACCTGTTGGCTGGAGAGCCCCAGCGGCGCGGCAGTCAGCCAGGTCGTCACGTCGGCCTTGACGATGCCCGTCGTGTCGGTGATGGACAAGTCCTCCAGGTTCGTGGGGAGCTTGTCTCGGATGAGTTGCAGGCCATCGGTTGCCGGATCGAAAGCAGAGGTGTCGCCGTTCGCCAGAATCCGCGACAAGATCGTGTTGTCGGCCACCTCGGCTGTCATATCCGCGGCCGCCGTGGCCGTCTTGCAGAGGTGATCGAGGTTGATTGCCACGAGTTGATCGGAGCACGCCGTGTCGCACGCGGCATTGATCTGGTCCGTGGCGTCCGAACCCTCGATAGTCTGAACGTCCACGGTGCCCGGCGTGGCGGAGTTGGTCGGAACAACCAGCACGCCCACTGGTATGCAGCCGCTCTTGTAGGCGGTCACGAAAAACCAGGTGTGGTTCGTCTCCGCTTGCGTCGGCGTGTAGAGCACCACGCCGCCGGTCGAGTAGGCCACCGACCCGCCGCCGCTCGTCTCCGCATCGTCGTTCGTGCGGATGCTCACGGTGCAGCCGGAGGTCTGCACCGCGCCGTCGCTGATCTGGACGACAGCGCCGATGGGGACAATGGGCGGCGAGGCGGCGTTTTTCGGGTACATCTAGATCACCCCTGTTCCCATGATGTGGCGAGGGCGGCGGGCAGCCCAGGCGGCCTTGAACGACGGCGGACCCGCCGCCGCTACCGGCCACAGCCTGCGCCTCGGGGGCAGCAGCAACGGCACGCCACCGACTTCAAGCATCACATTGGAGGGGTCGGCAAAAACAGGAATGACACTCGGCCGACAACCCTGATAGATGCAGACATCAGACAGCAGACCATGTGTAGGCCAACCCGTGGGTTGGGGGATATAGGCTCCTATCCCCAATTGGTCAGTTGCGCTTCCAGCCATAGTGGCAGCCCCAGGAGTGCCTGCCACGCCATTCAAATAAGGAATTATGGTAGAACCATCAAACGTCATCGCCAGCAATTTTTGCCCTACGGTGGGAGAAGCATCAGCAATACTGGCCCCTATGTTGTCGTAAGCTCTGAAGTGCCAACTGCCGTTGTAATAGTCCATCTTGTAGGCATAGTTCGGATACGTGCCCTTGTGCAAAAGCATTGACCCGTCCGCACGAGTTGATTGAAGTTTTACACGGAGTAATACGGTATACATCGCCGGATGTAAGACAGAACTCCCTGGAACAATAACCAAGTTGTCAATGTTGTCGCCATACACTGCCCACCTGCCCAACTCCGGTGACCACAGCCAGTCCGTCGCTGGGTTCATGTTGGTCAGCGTGCCGTGGTTGCGGTAGTGCGTCGAGTCGTGATACATCGTCGGCTTCTGGCTGCCGAACGCGCCGAGGCCAGCGAACACCAGCCCCGTAGCCAGCGGGCTGGCGTAGTTGAGCCGGAATCCTTCAGGCCGTACTTTGAAGCGCTCGCGCATTACTCAGGTTTCTTGAGGCCAGGGTTTCCTGTGTGGCGGCGCTGATTCACTCGTGAGCATGACATCCGAAGGATCGGCGAGTTGTTCAACGCCGGAGGGAGTCAGTATGGTCACGGCGCACCCCGTGTGATCTACAAGCGGAATCGACTCTCCACTGTCCTTATCCAGGAACCTCAAACATGTCCCGCTAGTGTCCCTCCTGAAGATTTTGCCGCCGGGGCCGCCGACTGCCATGAGGCCATCGAACAGGGGGGATTCCACATTGATCCCGAACTTGCTCATTTCACATCTCCTGTCATGCTCCTGATGGTCAGAGCGGGCAGGCGGCTCAGGAATGCCGCTCTTCGGGCCGTCGCCCTAGCCCGCAAGGTTCGTTTAGACGTCCGTTAGCTTGCTGATCCGGCAGCGCACGGCCACGGTCGCGCCGTCGCTGTCGTAGGTGTTGTCGTAAATCACGCGCACGCGCTGCGCCCAGTCGGGGATGTCAATCGGCGGCAAGCGCGAAGCGATGCTGTTAAGCACAGCCGTATTCGCGTGCTCCCGGGTCACGCCGTCCACAATCGTCAGCGACGTATTGGTGACAACGGCGGTAACGAAAACCCACTCGCTGTTGCCGAACGTCGCGTCTTCCAGGAAGACCCAGATGCCGCGCGTGTAACCCGTCGTTGATGCAACCGTGATCGAGGTGCCGCCCGCGGATAGCGGGTTGTTCGTGATCGCCTCCAGGTTCGTCGTGCCGTAGGCCGGGATGATCTCCGCGAGGTCGTGCCAATCCTCGTCCCCGCCCCCTGGCGTGTTGCTGGACACTTGCACGCGAATCTTCGTGCCGGTGTGCGCGGTGGCGTTCGTCTGGGCGAAGTCGATGTGCAGCGCCGCGGCGTAGCAGCCAGACACGTCGACGGTCGTGCCCTCCACCACGGTGTTTTGCGCTATCTCCTGGCACGCATCAACAGACGCAACGGATTTTGTAAGGGCCATGTTCTCTATTCCTGTTTGTATCGCAGCACGTCGCCGCGTGTCACAATCCCTAGCCCGAGTTCAGCAGCGCGGCTAACGATCCGTTCAGCGAGCGCCTTCATCATGGCGACTTCCTCCGCTGTGATGCCGCCAACACCAACGAGCGTGTCGAGACTGGCACGCGTGCGCGCGTCTCCTGCATTGATTCCGCCCTCGCTTGGCCGCAGCCAGTTGATGACCCGAGCCAGGTAGGTGTTCGGCTCCGCCGCCGCAATCGCCTCGACCTTGCGCAAGAAGCTATCCGACG